CTGTAATTGGTCCAAAGTACATTAAGAGTAGTTTTACCAGCAGTGGACATGCATTCAATCTTGCTGAGAAGTTGAACATCAGATTCAACACTGAAGAATTTTCAGTAATGATGATGTATCCTGGCAGGGTACTGAAAGAAGAATAAATTACTGGCTCATAGTGAAGTGGTATCACAACAGATTTTGATTCTGTCGTCCTTGGTTCGATTCCAAGTGGGCCTGCCAAATAAGTCGTTTAAACGCCTGGTTTATCTACTTCGTGTACATGCGATAGTGATCAGGCGTTTTTGTGGCGGTTTAGCAAAACTGGGTGGTTTTTCTTCAATGATATCAACAGGTTAGCAAGCCTGGTTTAGAAAAATATAAGAGTCCTTTAGTGAGTTGCCTATTAATTCATCTCACGGTAAACAACTGATCAGGAAGTCCAGACTACAAATATCGGGTCAATGCACGAAGGAATACCACATGCTTATGGAGGCATCAAAATGGCTGTAAAGATGCGTTAATTTCTGACCCTGACACTCAACATTGCATTGTGTGCTAATAGTAATTATGCCTTATTAGTCTGGAGAAGTCAAGAAAAATCTGCAATTATTTCGCCATAAACCACTTGACTTTTCGTTATAAAATAAGTATAATACAACAACAGCACATAGATCGTGTGCAGTTTAACAAAGGAATGAAATGAAAGTAAAATTCAAACTCAAAAAGACCACTGCTGGTACTCAGTATGTTCAAATAGATTCTGCTCTAAAAAACCGAATCTTAGATGATCTAACTAAAATGATTATTGATTGGTATGAAAACTATCACACAGCCCCCAATCCTTACGGCAACATTATCTTTAATCCAGATCCTAAAATGCCCAAGTTAGGCACAGGCAATGACCGAAGCAAAGGCACAGGCTACAACAGCATTTACACTTACATTGGTGGCATTGTAGAAAATCACAGGATTGGTAGCAAATTTAATGGCGGTAAAAAAACAAGTGATTTCACTGATGAAAACATCCATTGGATTGGCATTGTAAGCACCATGATGCATGCACTTGATCCTGATACTTACACTGAATATGAATTTGTTAATGAGGACGACTGGATTAATCCAGCAGCAGGTTTGTTTGGGAGATCATGATGTACTATGTAAATCATAACGCATGTGCCACACTCGAAGATGCTGAAGAAGTTGTAATGATATATCGTGCTGCTGGACAAGCAGTAGATATCATAACGGAATTAGAGTACTTTGAAGAGTTAGAACGGACAAATCAGTAGTGGCTTTAGACAAGAAAAGACTTGCTCAGTAGTGGCGATAATAATATAATACAAGCATAACATCTAAAGATGTTAGCATTAGCAACTACTTAGAACTATAACTTAGACATAGATCTTGAATTAGATGCTACTTCGTGAACCGAAAAAGGAATAGATATGACTATAGATGAGATATTTGATGAGGCAGCAGTTGCTCTGGGCATTGAAGCACATCTGCGAACCAATAACTTATGGACCAAACGCAGCCATCCGCTGCTGATTGCTCGGCGTTATAAACAGGCTTTATTGGAGCAACTTGGCAGCAAGCACCATATGCGAAATCCAATGGATGAAAAATATAACCATTACATTGTAAGCACTAAAGAATTAGAAGTTGCTTGTGGACGATATGGATCACGCAGCAAACAGCAGTACTGGTGGCCAATCCTAAATAAACTATGCCCTCTGATCGCAGTAGTGACTCAAGGCAGCAATTTTAATGGACAATATACAAAGGTAAAGACAATGTTTGAATACGACTGGGAAGCACAATATGTTTACACTATTAAAGGACTGATAGAGTCAGATCCAGAATCAGATGAAAAGTATGAATGGGTTGATATTGATCTACAAAATCTTGGTCATTACATGCTTAGTGCGTACAGCAAGACAGTGCAAGATAAAGCAGCAAAGATCTTTGCTATTGCAGAGCAATTCCCCACAGAAGAAAATTGGGGCAAACTACCAATGCTTAAAAAGAAAGCCGCAAGTGGCCGTATGTATTATGGTGGTGTCAATTTACACAACACACCTTCAGCAGTTCGTCACGCTGCTCTGGGCAAGCATTTCAGTTATGATTTAAACACAAGTGTATTTGCTTGGCAGGTTAGCATGATGCGAGCATTATTTGGATACGATCGTAATACACATCCACCACATACCAGTTATACAAGAGAATTGATGGCTGATAAGAAGCGTATCCGTGGGCAGTTTACAGATTGCTTTCGGGACACTTATTATGAGGCACCACAAATTGCCAGTATGATAAAGCAAGCAATTACTGCTATTAGTTTTGGTGCAAGAAGTTCAGCAACTTACATCAATGAACACAACGAATTAACAACTGAAGGCCTGGCCAGTATCATCAAACACAAAGAAAGCAGAGAAGCATTCTGCAATCATCCCTGGATGAAAGAGTTCCTTAAAGAACAAGATATGATTGTGTCTTTATTGTACGAAGCCACTCATGATTTGTTTATCAATGAACCTGCTTGCTTAGGACCTAATAAACGAGTCAATAAGAAGAAATTACTTGCATTTCTGTATCAACGAGCAGAATCCAGAGCAATGAAAGATCTAATTACTCGTTGTAAAGATAAGACAGTGTTGTTATGGGTGCATGATGGCTTTTGCACAAGACATCGTATACCACTTGCAGACATGCAGTTTATACTTCAGCAAGATCACTGCATAGATTGGACTATTGAAGAAACTTTCCATAAAGGATATGCTGATCCTGATGTAGTAAAAGTCACTTCAGATGCACAGCGTATTCTAAATGACGCTGAAGAAAAAGCAGAACGAGCAGAACGCATTCGTGTAGAAACTGAAATGTGGGCAACTCGTGGCGCAGATACAAGAAATTGGCATACTAATAATATTGTGCAGTTTAAACCTAAACACAACACAGAAGGACATTACAACAACAGCACAAGTGATTACGATTTAGGAAAGAATGATCCTGCAGTAACTTTAGCAGGTGCTCGTGGATTACTAAATGAACAGCAATTTATCGAAAGAATATATGGTAAGAAGTAACATAGTAGTTTGGTGTAAAGAAGCAGAGTATATGCATGACGAATCTGACAAGAAGATACAACGATTAATATCACCATGTGTGCGAGATTTGCATACAGAACCACCATGCAGCAAATCGCACTGTGACCCTATTAAAAACTATCTAAAGGACCATACAAAATGAAAACAATCAAACAACCAAAGAAATTGGGTCGCCCAAGAGTGTACAAAGAAGTAATGACCAATGCTGAACGCCAGCAAAGATGGCGTGACAAGATCAAAGCAGATGCTGTTTCGTTATTAAAACAATTGGATATCAAATGAGCACTAAAGAATCGGCAGTGATAGCAGAACTACAACAGATGCAGCAACAAGGCTTTATCACAGCACATGAACTTGATTGGTGTGTGGGTGCAGTTCGTAATAGATCAGGATTGACCGCAGTGACAAGATCTAAACTTAGAGACTCAGTACATACAATTTTAAAGCAAGCAAGAACACGATTTGAGGCAAAATCCAAATGAATTTAATAGATCACCTATTTGGATCAGGTGCTGCCAATAGTATGTTAGGCAGAACAGATGTACAGAATCAGATCAACGACCAGTTTGATAGTGCATATGGAAACTATGCTGCTCAATCTGGATCTGTTCAGGCAGCACAACAAGCAAGTGCATTCAATCAGAAACTTAACAATTGGAATAAGAATCCTTTTGCCCAAACAAGTCAATGGGTATTTGCTGGTAAGCAATGCACACTACAAGAGTTTGCTGATCAGATTTGGCCCAACGATCACGAAGATAAAATGTTGTTTATACTGACACACAGCGGACCAGCAAAGTGAAACTTTACTATAGTATTAGTTCTACACAAGTAGTAGAATCGCAGAAGAAGAGTCTGACACACTCAATTTGAAATCTATCATATCTTTCTGACCATAAATAGCACACAAGACTACCTTAGGACTGTATTAGATCGCCCCTGGCTTGCACCGTAAAGGGGCTTTCTTCTGAATACTAAATACTTCATATTACTAAGGAGCCTTTATCCGTGGCACAAACTAAAAAAGCATTTGACGAGGTCAGAGTACCGTTCCAGAAGATGACCTTCAGTCCAGATGTACCTTCTACAGCACTGGGACCAAACGAATACAACTCTGGAGAGAACATTGAAACAGATGTTCGTGGCGTACGCAGTGTAGCAGGTGATGAAACTGTGCTGCCAACGGTGCCTGGGACACCAACCTTTGTGTCAGGTGGATACCGTCAGCCTATGCCTGGTAGCCTGAATGACTTTTACTTTGTCACAGCCAACACAGAAGGTGAATGGTGGGCTGACAATGGTGAAGGCGATTATGTAGATATTACACCTGCTGGTGGTGTTGGAGTATACACTCAAGCACAGAACATCACAGAAGCCTGGAACGGCACAGTACCATTCTTCAATGATGAACAGAATCCTCCACTGTTCTGGCCTGACTTCACTGGCAATAGTTTTGAAATTCTAAGTGCTGACAGCAGCGCAGGTACAAGTACATTGACATTCATAAACCAGGCTGATTCTTTAGAAGGTGTTCGCATTGCTGATCATACAGGCACATTCAGTTATACCAACTCAGCACCGCTAAAAGCAGGGCAGAAGGTCACCATCTCAGGTGTCAATACCAATACAGAACAACCAGTACTGCATGCAGTAACTATCGTAGGCACAGCCGGTGAGTTTAGTTGTGACAACTATCTGGGACCAGTTGAGTTCACAGGCAGCATTAGTGGCACAACGCTTACAGTAACAGCAGTTGCTTCAGGTGTAATCTATGGTGGTCAGGTCCTGACAGGATCAGGTGTCACCGCAGGCACTAAGATTACAGGCTTCTTAACAGGTAGTTCAACAGGTCCTGGTACATGGACAGTGGACACAAGTCAGACCACAGCCTCAACCACAATCACAGGTGTTAGAGAAACAGGCTTAACAATTGGACAAGGCATACAAGTAAGTGGCACAGGTACTCTCACAAGTCAGACTATCTCAGGAGTCACCGTTGCTGGTAACGCAGGCGAGTTCAGAGCAGTCACAACTACTTTAACTGCCCTGGCCATCACTGGCACTGCTGGACAATTCTCATGTGCTGCTACAACACTGGTCGTTGGACAGACTGTGACCATAAGCGGTATCAATACAGGCTCAGGCAGCATTACAGGATATACTAATCCTACAGCATACATCATCAGTGTAACAAACGGTACCACAACATTCACATTAAGAACAACTAACAACATTGCCTTAGTGACCACAGCAGGAACCACAACAGGTTTAACTGCTAAGAAAGCAACAACGCTTACTCCAGGACAAAGTGTTACCATCTCTGGCACCATTACCAATACACCCACAGCAGTCAGCACAGTAAGCATTGTGGGCAATGCAGGTGAGTTTAGTTGTGCTGCTACCACAATCTCTGTGGGACAACGACTAACCATCACTGGCAGCATTACCAATACACCCACAGTATTAACAGGTGTTGTTATCACAGGTACGGCTGGTGAGTTTAGTTGCACAGCCAGTAGTCTACAAGTTGGTCAGACCTTAGTGATTGATGGAGTGTTGGGTGGAACTGGAACCATTGCAAACTATGTTGCTCCAACCAGTTATCTCATTGGCGCAACCAATGGGTCAACAACATTTACTCTGACTTCATTGACAGGAGCAGCCATTGCGACCACAGCAGGAACACCAACTGGACTAACATACACAGTAAGCATTCCTGCCATACTGAACTACAACAATCCTTCAGAATACTTTATTAGTGCTACGGATGGTTCAACAACCTTTACGATACAGACAACAGATGGACTCACAGTGACCACACAGGGTGGAACTCCAACTGGACTCGTATATACGCTACAGATTCCAAGTATCTCTGGATATACCAATCCCACAAATTATATCATTGCTGCCACCGACGGTACTACCAGTTTTACATTGATACAAGTTATTGCTGGCGTGCCCACAGCAGTCACAACCACAGGCGGCGTACCAACTGGTATTGTCTTTACTGCGCTGACATCCAGCATTACAGGTTATGTGAGTCCAACTACCTATTACATCAGTGCAACCAATGGCGGCACAGCATTTACATTGGAAAAGGACTTTACGCTTACTTCAGTTGCCATTGCAGACTCAATGGGCAACTTTACTTGTACATTCTCACAGACACTTGAAGTAGATCAGATTGTAAACATGTCAGGCGTTATTGGTGGTACTGGTAGTATTGATGGTTATTCAAATCCATCCAATTATTACATTATAACCACAAACGGTACCACAGCGTTTCAACTCAGTGACAGCAAAGGTGGTACTCCATTAACAACCACAGCAGGCACACCAACTGGACTAACTTATAGAATAACTGCACCATTGGTCACAACAGGTGGCGCCACCTCAGGCTTAACATTTGCCATTAGACGACCTTCAATCTCAGGTTATGTTGATCCAACAACTTATTACATTCTACAGACTAACGGTGTTACCACATTCCAACTAAGTGCTACATTTGGTGGAGCACCTGTAACAACATCAGCAGGCATTATTAGTGGACTCAGTTTTGTCTACACACCATTTGCTGTGGGACAAGATATCTTAGTGCGTGGTATTGTACCAACAGGCTTTCGTGGCACAAGAACAGTAACAGATGTTACACAGAGCAGCGTGAGTTATAGTGGTAGCACAGCGGGACCAATCACAGTGTCTGGTTGTGTTAGTGATACACTACCACTGTTACAAATGTACAGTAATCAACTGCCCTCAGACATTTATGACATTGCTTACCTTTCACCTAACCTACAACAAATTACTTTAAGTTCAACCCTGGCAGTACCACCTTATGCACCAGGTGACTTTATCGTTATCTCTGGAGTCAACAGTTACTTTAATGGTACCTTTAAAGTAGCAGACAGCACTGAAGACACAATTGATTACTATGCAGTACCTGGTGCTGGATATCCAGGTGGCGGTTCAGTTGCTCCCAAGTACGCCTGGAACTATAATCCAAATTGGAAAAGTTATTATGCCAAGTTTATGCGCTTGTATAGTACACCCAATGTGGGTAACATCTTAGTTGCTGGTGGGCTCACTGCCACAGACTTAGATGGTGTAGTAAGCGAGTATCCAGTAACTGTACAATGGAGCCAAGCGTTTGGACTTAATCAGGCACCGCTAACATGGCAACCAACAGTGACCAATGTGGCCAACCAATTAGAGATTCCGCTGCGTGGTGGTGTAGTAGATGCGTTCCCTTGTAATGGACAGTTGTTCTTGTGCAGTGTATGGGACACTGTGGTGTTCAGTCCAATCAACTATGCAACTACCTCAACACCTATCCTGGGTGTGCGTCTTGCTAATCAGGGTCGTGGCATGCTTACTGCCAACTGCTGGGCCAACACTGACAAGTTAGTGTACGGCATTGATGCTCGTGACATCTGGGTATTCAATGGACAAGACTTTCAAGGACTTGGCAACCAGCGTGTTAAGAATTGGTTCTTTGATCAATTGGATCAGAAGTTTGTTGATCGTGTGTTCATGGATACTAACACACAGAAGAATCAGATTGAGATTTACTATCCAACTCGACCTCCAGTCATAAGTGACATTAGTATTACTTCTACTGCTGGTTTGTTTAAAAGCAGTTACGCTCCTGGTTACCCTGGTGGGCCAATGCACGACAACCTAAGCGTAGTGTTGTCAGGTACAGAATTAGGCACAGGTAGTATCTCTGGTTATACTGGTGGCCCCACAACTTATTATGTGGTTGACAGTTATATAGCGGATGGCTTTGTTTACTTTCAACTCAGCACAACTCCAACAGGAGAAGGAGTCTCAACCACAGTGGGCACAGTAACAGGTGTTGCATTTGAATTTGTCAGCAGTGGTGTGCCCAACATGATGTTGAGTTATCGTTATGATTTGGATTGTTTCAATCCACCACGCCAGGTACAAGCCGCAACAATGAGTACAGAAAGTCCATACTGGAGCAGTAGTGAATGGCATTATGAAGTGTCAGGCACTAATATCATTGGCACAGGCACAGGTGCTCGCTTTAACATACAGAATCAGACTTCAGTGCAGTATGCTGGTAACCCAACTCCTAACAGTAGAGGCACAGGATATAGTGTAGGTGATACCATTCTGATACTGGGCAGTGACTTAGCAGGAGAGACACCTGTGAATGACGCAGTTGTCACAGTTGCAAGTATTGATTCAGGTGGTAGAATAGCCACGGTTACCGTGTCAGGTACGCCATTAGCAGCCTGGGTTTACAATGACGGGGCTCGTGGCATTGTGTATGCTCGTGGCCTTACTGATAGACAATTGGTTCAGAAGGATGACGGCTATAACTTCCTGGGCCCACAAACTCGTGAATATTCTATCAGCAGTTTCTTTCGTAGAGACAACTTAAAACTATTGCCAGACTATAGTGGCAAGTTATTGGTGCATAGACTATTACCAGAAGTTGTGAACTTGAACAAAGCAGGTTTACCAATCAATGAAGAGTCAGCACCAACGCGAGTAGGCAGTGTTGATATAAAAGTGCGTGGTGCCAACTCAGTAGGTCAAGCACCGCTACAAACAACTGCTGAAACAATGGCAACCAACACTGACTATCCTTGGGTTCAGATTACACAGAATGCACATCGTGTCAACAGTTTAACTATCAGCAACAGTTCTACCACAAACATCTGGATGTGTTCAGCAACCACATGGCAGTATACACAAACAGAGGATGACAGATAATGGCTAAGTTTCCAGTTGAAGTCAGTGACAAGGAAGGCATCGTTGATGCTGTCAACTATGTGCTTAGTGGACCAGCAGGCTTAGGACAAAACTTTGCTGGCTTCAGTAGTTTTACACCAGCCTGGTTAACGGGCAACTTCCGTGTGCCGTACAGTCTATCACTTTTTAGTGACACAGCAAAGACGCTGTTTAATACGCCAGCCAGACTGTATGTACCACCCATTGATCTAATAACAAGTGAGATGCTGGACGGTAGAACATTTAAGTTTACATTTGCCAAACCACAAGCCACAGCACCGTTTGCCTTAGGTAATGGTATTAGTATTGCAGGTGTCAACAGTTGGTACAATGATTCCTACGCCACAATTGGCGTTACCAAATGTACCACAACTTATGTTATTGTTAGAACAGGCAGTTCATATACAGTACAGAATTCTGCCAGTGGTGGTACAGTAAGTTTAGTTACTGGCACAAGTTTTAACTCAACTGATTGTAATGCTCGTGTCACTGTTACAGGTGGAACTGATAGAGTATTCATAAGTGCTCAGTTGGACAGCACTGTGAGTTATACTGCCAGTTCATTTCCAGCACTATTAAACTACACAGTGGCCGTGAACCGTTACAAAGGTACGCCCAACAATAATCCTACCAATCCAGACTTTGTGTTTGAGTTTGATGAAACAGTTGCAGCCAAGACTTATATCAGAGATGGACTAACTTATTCTGGCACGCTGCCTTTAATTGAAACAGTATTCACTTCAATATTAGACACGCCCGCCCCAGGATTTTATTGGTATATACTTGAAGTTAAGTTTCAATTTAACACGCACCTGACAGGTACTTCCAAAGTATCAAACGGACAAGCAACAACTGACTTATTGGCATTGAGAAGTTTAAGCGCACAAGTGGTTAAACAATAATAAAGGAATAGCAATGAACGGCATTAATCAACTAACACAAGTTTTCCCAGAACCCTTACTTAAAACTGTAAGCGATTACATTGACACAGTACCATGGAAGTATGGATGGGCAAGTAATCGTAGTTTTGAATTTACACATTGGAATCATAGTTTCGCCAAGGGCTCACCAGAGAACGGTTTAGACATTAGCGATAACTTACCAGAACCTATATTGCGTGCCTGGAATCATCTTAAAGTAAACTACCTTGGCGACCAGACACTACTGCGCTGTTATACCAACAGTCACACTTATGGCGTAGAAGGTTATCCACACACTGACTCAAAGCGAGCAGAAGATAATACCATTGTTGTTTACATGAACAAAGAATGGCGTCGTGAGTGGGGCGGTGAAACCACAGTGTATGATGGTGATACTATTATTCATGCTGAGTTACCAAAGTATAATAAGGGACTTATCTTTCCAGGAGCAGCAGTGCATCAAGCAAGAAGCGTAACAAGAGTATGTCCAGCACAACGAATCACACTGATGTTTAAGTTTGCACCTCGTGGTTGTGATGTTCAGCGTGACAATATTCAGCGAGCACTTGAAGCAGTAGGTGCAGATAAGATTAAACACAGCGGTCGTCACTTACAAACACACCTACTTAATGTATACGATATATTAAAGGCAGCAGGTTATGGACCAGCCATATGTGGAGCAGGCGGCTTACACAGCATCTTTGGAACCAATGCGTTTACACAGCAAACACTTGGTGCAGAGCATAGAGACATTGTGGTTAAAATCATTGGTGAATCAGCAACTGGTTTAGTAGAGTTGTTTAGAGATATCAAGCGTCCTGCTACATTAGAAGCAGCCTTAAAGGCAAACACAACAACAGTCGCTACCAATGATGGCAAGCAACTGACGCTGACTCAAGATGAACTAAATAGTTTATGCGCCATTGAAGCGGCAAATCTCAGCGACCAAAAGTGCTTGAAGAAATATCCCCTTCTAAAAGCCAAGTTCAAAGGATAACATGAAAAAACAAAACTCCAAACACATAGACTTCAGCAGCCTAAGCGATGCTGATCTCGCCAGATTAGCCCAGGCACTTGAATCTCGTGGGCATGGTACTGATACCATCTTAGCACACATTAACCCAGAAGAAGCCCAGGTCCTAAAAGCCCGTGGTGGTTCAGGTACTATCAATCCTGCTACAGGACTGCGTCAATTTGATGGCGATGGAGGTGGTGATGGAGGTGGTGGTGATGGAGGTGGTGGTGATGGAGGTGGTGGCGACGGCGGAGGTGGTGATGGCGGAGCAGGTGATGGCGGAGCAGGTGATGGCGGAGCAGGTGATGGAGCAGGTGGCGATGCTGGCGCAGGTGATGCTGGAGCAGGTGATGGCGGAGCAGGTGATGCTGGTGATGCTGGTGATGCTGGAGCAGGTGATGCTGGAGCAGGTGATGCAGGTGATGCAGGTGATGCAGGTGATGCTGGTGATGCTGGTGATGCTGGTGATGCTGGTGATGCAGCAGATGCAGCAGATAGTGATGCAGCAGACGCAGCAGATAGTGATGCAGCAGACGCAGCAGATAGTGATGCAGCAGATAGTGATGCAGCAGACGCAGCAGATAGTGATGCAGCAGACGCAGCAGATAGTGATGCAGCAGATAGTGATGCTGATAGTGACGCAGATGCTGATAGTGATGCTGATAGTGATGCTGACGCTGATGCTGACGCAGATGCCGACGCCGATGCTGACGCTGATGCTGATGCTGATGCTGATGCTGACGCTGATGATGGGGATGATGGGGATGATGGTGATGACGGGGATGATGGGGATGCCGGAGATGGCGGCGGAGATGGCGGCGGAGATGGCGTAGTTACTCCAGTAGATCCAACCAAACCAGTATTGCCAATTAATGCACCTACACCCTGGGTTGGCAAAGGTCAAGGCCTAAATCCTGGAATGATTGAATCAACTCCATTCTATCACAATGCTGGTCCAGGACAAGCCAAGTACTATTGGGGCTCACACCCTTTCCAGGAAGGTCCTACATTCAATGCTGAAAGTTGGAACAATGTTCCTGGTGCACCAGCACAGGGTTTTGGGCAGGGACAAATGGCACAGCCAATGACCAGTCAGCAACTTATTAATTCATTAAGTCAGATGAGTCCATTCCAACCAGGTGTAACACCAGGCTTTAATCAACAGCAGCCAGCAATGCAACAACGGCCAGCCCCAATGCCAATGCCTGGCCCACAACCAGTACAGGGTTTTAATCCAAGTCAACTACAAAGTATGACACAAGAACAATTAAATGCGTTGATACAAAACGCTCAACAGGGTGGTCAGTAACCCTTAGGTAAATAACCAATGATAAGGAAACTATAATATGAGTTTATTCGGAGATTTATTTGGGGGTCCAACAACAGACACTTCAAGCACAGTCAACTATATGCCGCAACAGATAGAAGACATTAATAGAACCAATGAGTTCAGACACGGAACTGTATTGCCACAGTTTCAGAATGTGATGAACGAACTGGGCAATCAATATGCCGGCAGTAGACAAGGTGTATTACAAGCAGGACAAAATCTTGCTGGCGTTGCTGGACAAGCACAAGAGACACAGGGTGGGCTTGGTGAAGGTATGGCTCGAATGGGTGCTCAAGGCTTATCAAGTTTGTTTAGTCCACAGTATGCACAAACACAATTACAAGCCGCACTTGCTCCAGGGCAAGCACAGTATCAACAAAACATTGCTAACCAAGGTGCTAACTTTGGTGGCGCTGGACAGTTGGGTAGTGCTCGTCAAGCATTAGCAGGACAACAACTTGCTGGACAAAACGAAGCAAATCAATTTAACACAGCAGCAAACCTAATGCAACAGATTGAAGGACAGCGTCAACAAGTTGGTCAATACATGACAGGCACAGGTCTTAACGCAATGGATCAATCAGTACGCAACGCACAAATGGGCGTTCAGGCTGCACAACTTCCATATCAAGGTGCAAGTATGTTTGCAAGAGATATGTATGGTATGCCTGCTGGCGCTTATACTGCTCCTTATCCAAGTCAACAAAGTACTACTGGTTCGAGCCAACAGTCTCCAAGCATTGGTGGTATGATTGGTAGCGTGCTGCCATTCTTCTTATAAGGATTAAATTATGGCATACGACGAAATGGGAAATTACACAGGGGGCGATGAACAATCGTATGCTCCAGTGGAACCAGTGGCACCTGAACAAAGTGCTGAACAAAGTCCAAACAGTTATGATCCGTTTGGCAATCCAGTTTATTCTGAATCAGAAGAAGAACGCAGAAAACGCGAAGAAGAAGCACGCCAAAAGGCTGCTGACGAAGCAGACAATACAGTTGCGCAGAAACATGAAGTAACTACCTACGCTAATGGTAGCAAAACAGTTAAATCTACACAAGAGATACCTGCTGGACAAGTAGCGGGTCCAGTACGACCTGGTCAAGAGTCTGCTATCAATCGTGCGCCAATGGATCCTAATCAGGCATACACTGCACGGATGGAAAGTGGCAATAATCCTAACATTGGATTACATCAACCAGGCAAAGGCACAGCATATGGTACCTATGGTATCACTGCTCCTGCTTATGCTGACATTCAGAAAGCAAATCCAAAATTTGCAGGGCGTGCTATTTCAGATTTAACACCTGCTGAACAAGGCGAAGCATTTCAAACGCTACAAGCAGTTAATCAACAACAACTAAGTCGACAGGGCATTGCTCCTACGCCTGAGAATTCAAGACTTGCACACTTCTTGGGTGCCACAGGTGCAGCAAACTATTTAAAGACAGGACAAATTAGTCCTCAAGCCGCAGCAGCAAATGGCGGCTTACAAAAAGCATTACAAATTGCACAACAACGCTTGGCTGGCACAACTGGTCCAGGCTATGGTGAACGAGCAATGGCTGCTGTGGGTCGTGGTGTCAATGCAATGATGCCTTCAGCACAAGCAGGTGAAGTGCCACAGCAGCCAGCAGGTGCAGGGCGTGGAAATTATGGTATGCCACAAGCACAACCAGGTCCAGGTGTACAAGTAGCCACAGGTTACGGTGTTCAAGGTACACCAGGTCCAGTCAATCCAGAACAAGGCTATCCAGACGATAGCGTTATTAACGATCAGGCAGCACAAAATGAACAACGCCAACAAGCACCCAGCAAATATAGCCTGGCGACAGGCACCGGGGAGCCTGGACTTCGCGGTGGCAATGCATCTCCTATCACAACTGATGAAGGCGGATACACACCTGTACAACAAGGAGTGCGTGCCTATCAGGATGCCCAGGATAATCCTCAGGCTCTCATGAAACTTGGGACCAGTGATGATCCCACAGTTCCAGACTTTATTAAAGATCGTGCTCGCAATCGTGCTGCTGACCTGATTCAAGATCAGCGTGAAACAAAGAAAGCACAAGACGCATTACAAACAATGGGTCCTACTGAGATGGCCAAATATCTATCCAGTAAAAAGACAGATGAAACAAGTACTCGTGTTCGTGGTATGTTGTATGCAGTGTTTGGTAATAAAGAAATGGCACAACGCGAACTTGATAAGTTGCCTGGCAATGCCAAAGACACTTACACAGTTGGTCCAGATGGTAAGACACCATTGTTACTACAACAAAACTCACGCGGTGAGTATGTTAGTGGCTACAATGCAGAAACAGGTGCCAAACTAAGTGACAAAGAATTAATAGCAGCAGGCGCTGGCGTAACTGGTAAAGTTAATACCAGTATGACATTGGGCTTTGATAAGGAAGGCAATACTATTAGTCACAGCACAAATCCAAATGGACAAATGGTTTGGAAAAATGAATCAACAGGACAGCGTTTGCCTGGTGCACCAGAAGGTTATCATACTGGCAAGGATCAGCGTGGGGCCTTAGGTGATCAAGCATTTAAACAAAGCATGACTGCTGATGAGTCAGAAAATAGAAAACAATTGGCTGCTGGTTTAAAGCCAATGTATACGCCTGAACAAGTACAAGCAAGAGCACAAGCCCGTCGTGATTCAGTAGTAGGCATTGGCGCTACTCCTGGTGCTACTCCTGGTGCTACTCCTGGTGCTACAGCGCCATCTGCTCCTGTAGTTCCTGGGAAACAAGCAGCCCCTGAAAATGTTGCTGCTCCTGTAGTTCCTGAGAAACAAGGAACTCCATTATCTGCAGATTTAGAAACACAAGCACAATCTATTGCTCGCGGTGATGTTAAAATGCCAACAGGCATGGGTGCAAGCAATAGACGCAACCAGGCTATTAATAATCGCGTGTTTGAAATCAATCCAAAATACGATCCTACAGTTTATGAGAATCGTGCCAAAACTGAAAACGCATTCACAACAGGCAAACAAGGCGATGTTGTGCGCAGTATGAATGTGAGTATTGACCACTTGGATAGTTTACAACAAGCCGCTAATGAATTAAAGAACGGTCAGACTCCATTGTTTAATGATATTGCACAACGCTATGCACAAGCAACTGGTCAGGCTGCTCCTAAGAACTTTGATGCTCTTAAGACCCTGGTAGGTAGTGAAGTTGCCAAAGCGATTCAAGGTGGCGCAACAGCACTTGGTGATCGTGAAGAAATTCGTCAAGAGATCAGTCGCACTGGTAGCCCACAACAGTTGGCAGGCGTCATGGACAAGTATCAACACTTGTTGGCTGGACAAATGAGTGGACTTAAAACACAGTACTCAAGTGGTGGTGGTACTCGTTGGGATAACAAAGTAAATCCAAGAACTAAAGAGATCATGGATAAGATTGAAGCAGAGAAAACTGCTGCTCGCCCAGCAGGAGGTTTACCAGCAGCCTATGAAGATAAGAATAAAGAGCAACGCTATCAAGACTACTTGAAAAAGCGTAGTCAAGGAATTCAATAATGGCAGATCTAACTCCAGAACAAGAAGCAGAAGAATTTGAATTTAGAGCCCGGGCAGAGGAAGAGGCCAAGGCTCGCCAAACGGCTGCTAACAATACTTCAGCGAATCCAGCAGTAGCAGAAGACCCAAGCCTATTGACTAAAGCAGTTGGTGCAGGACAAGTTGCTTATAATTTAGCATCAGAACATCCAGTAGCAGCAGGTTTAGCAGCAACAGGTGCAGCAAGTGCTCTAAGTAAAGTTCCTTATGTTGGTCCAGCCATACAAAAAATGGCAGGAGCAGTTGTGCCTACATCCATTAAAACTATTGCAGGTGCTATTCCAAATGCAATGTCTAATTGGGCAGGTAGTATTGCTGGGGCTGACGCACAGACTTTACAAAAATTACAATCTACTGCATTACAATATAGTAAACAAAATTTACCAGTGCCACAAGATGTTGCCAATGGCATTCAGAATTTATCACAAAAATTATATCCTCAATCTGCAGGTCCAGTAGCACCCACAGCAGCACCAGTAGGTCCAGCAGCAGGTCCAGTTAATCCAATGGCTGCTGAACAAGGACTTGCAAGTAGAGTTAAACAAACAGCCGCACAACGCATTACTGGTTTAATGCCAAGTATGGGTGAAGCACTTGGCGCCGCAGGTAGAATGGCTGGCCGTGTTATGGGTCCAGCAAGTTTGGCATTACAAACAACAGACCTGGGCCCGCAAACTCCTCAGGTAGGACGCATGAGAGGCAGCGAGATAAATCCTATGAGTGGCAAGCCTTGGACTCCAACAGAAATTCGAGCCTATTCAGCAAATCCCGGCATGTACGATCAAGCATATTTGCAACGCCCACAATTACCAAGATAAGGAACAGCAATGACAACAGTAGAAGCATTACAACAAATTTTTAGAGACAACTTCGTAGCATACTTTCGTAGCCATGTGGCTCATGTAAATATTGTAGGAAGAAACTTTGCCAGTGACCACAAGTTACTACAAAAGACTTATGAAGACTTGCAAAATCAAATTGATACCTTGGGTGAACTGCTACGCACACTTAAAGAATACATGCCATGCGATATGCAGGAAGTCTTAACACTAAGTCATCTTGAAACAGATGCCATTGAAGGCTCTTCAATTGAACTTATTGAATTAGTAACGGAAGACTTAGAACATCTTGTTGCAGAACATCGTGAACTAATTGGTATTGCAGAAGAAGAAGGCGAACAGCAGATCGCCAACTACGCACAAGATCGTGTACTTGCATTAGAGAAACACATCTGGATGCAAAGAGCAACATTAGAGGAGTAAAGTTAAGTTCCCGAGAACACTATCAAGAACCAGGCGATTTTGGAACTTTCTAACCTGGGTATCAACGAATTGGCAGGCGAGGCTTGTGTCGTGTTCACTTAATAAATACAATATGGAAAATACTAAAGCAAAGAGCAGCAAAGGCCACGGAGGCATTCGCAAAGGTGCTGGACGGCCAAAAGGCAGTCGTGATCAAGTAAGCATTAAAAACTTATTAGAAGCACTTGACAAACATACTGGTGGCCAAGATTATGAAGAATTGTTAGTACAAGACTTCTTACAAGCCAGAAACAACAGCGATACTAATTTAACTCTGAAGTATCACAATTTAATTCTAAACAAGGTTATGAGTAGCCTTGCTAAAATTGAAGTAACAGATAGCAAAGATGCTATTGAAGCCAAACAAGCAGCATTTGCAGAAGCACTTGCCAAACTTGTAGGTGTTAGCACAGAGACTAAATAACATTATGCCACTAAGCAAATCACCAAGTAAGAAAGCATTCAAAAAGAATGTTGCCACTGAAGTAAAAGCAGGAAGACCTGTCAAACAAGCCGTGGCCATCGCCTATGCTACAAAAAGCGCAGCGGCCAAGAAATCAAAAGGAAATTCAAAATGAAAGAATCAAACAGTCAGAAAGCAACTCCTGGATACAATGCGGCCACTGGCACAAGCAATCCTGGCTATGACAAACCCACAACAAAGTATTCTGGTAATCAGCACACTAAGACTAATCCAGATGCAATGATCAACAAAGGCCGTGGCCCCACAGTTGGTAATAAGAGTGACAAAGATAGTACATATCCAAGTGCTCGTCCATTGGCAGCAGTTACTCCTGGTAAAGATATGTTTAAAGGTGCTCCACAAGTTCGCACTCCAGGTGGTACTCGTGCTTGGGAACCAAAATGTGAACAAAATTACAAAGGCAACGCTGACAAAATGAATGTAGGCCGTGGACCAACTAAAGGGAACATGGAATAATGCAAATCAGTAACACATTAGACAACTTAGCATTAGGTTGTTCTACCACACAAGCAGATCTAACTTGGGCCATTCAGCGTAATCCATTACCTGATGGTTCACAACCAAGATTTTTAAGAATTGACAATACCAGCAACAGCGCAGGTGTATATGTCAAGATTGCCAAAGCAGCAGGTACAATTACTGTTCCTGGTTCAAGCACAACTGGCAATTGTTTTTATATTGCACCAAATTGGTCAGTAACAGTTGAAATGATTACAACACAAGGTAATGTAGCAAGTTCAGCATTTAATGATGGCTCAGGTAACTGTGTCATTAGTGGTATCACTACAGATAGCACAGCAATCGTTGTAATAACCCCAGTAGGAGAATAATATGTCAACAAACCCACAAAGCAAGGCTATCAATCAAAAGCGTGGTCCTACTACAGGCAACGCAGGTAGCACAACTAAGCGTAATGCATTCATGGCAGAAAAAAGCACAAGTTCAAGTGAGAAATCTAAGTTAGCCAGTATGGTAACAGATGCTCTTGAAATGCGTGGTCGCGGTCAAGCAGGTAAAACTAATCCAGCATTAGAAGGTTTACATGAACGCACAGGTCCTAAAAAGAATTCTACTGCTGATGGCAGCAAGTTGCCTTCAAAATACAAAAAGTAAGTAATGCTGTTTAATCAGATGTTTGGTAACATTGCCACCCAGCCAGGTGGCCCACCATCATTTTTAACAGGTGATCAAACTTCTTATTCGCCACAGACTCCGCAGTCTGTAACTGGGCCAGCAAATCCTGCTGACTATGGCATGCAGCAACCTCAACAGCAACAACCGCAACAGGGATTTGGTATGCCACCTGGTGGACAATACATGCCACAACTGGATGGACAAATGGGACCTGGCATGCCACCACAAGGGTATGCTCAGCAGCCACAACAGGGATTTGGTATGCCACCACAAGGGTATGCTCAGCAGCCACAACAGGGATTTGGTATGCCACCACAAGGCTATGGGCAACAACAAGTTGGCGGGCCAATCAATCCTAATAATCAATTACAGTCAAACTTTTAACTAAATAAACATGGTGGACAGACTCCACCATGTATCGCATAGAAAAGGAAAATGAAATGCAACAACCTAATGACCAAGTCAACCCATGGGACACTTCAGCAGAAGCCGCTCCTGAAAAAACAACCAAATCTAAAAAAACCAAAGTAGAAGAAGTAGTTAAACCTGCTCCTCCTATTGCTGCCAATGCAGGCGACTTTGATATGGACGGTCTTATGACCGACTTTCCCACTGCCAAAGAACTCGAGAGATTTGTATTTGATGAAACGGGGATTGTCTTAAACTTAAAAGGTCGTGCTAACAAACTAAAGTATCAAACTGCCATGGATGTACTTAATGGCGTTGAAGTTGATTTGAAGTTTATTGGCAGTGACAATCCTTACATTGATCGTACTGAATTAGTTCCAGTTGAAGAATTAAAAGAAGTACCAGCCAAAGACAAGACATTGCCAGATCGTAACGAAGTACAAAACTTGTTTGTAAGCAATAGTATTCCTCATCCTGATTTTGAAAGTCGTATGCAGGATAAGAAAGTCAGCGTTATCTTCCGCAAATATAAAACAGGTCAGATCAGTTATGAAATCTTAGGCCCAGTTGATCAACGCCCACATGGTATGAAATTAGACAAGTATGGTCGTGAGCGTCCAGAGATTATCAAATGGGTTGATCCACGCACAGGCGAACAAGTTGTGATGCGTGAAGATGGCTCATTGAGTCCACAAGGTCGTAAATTGCGAGCCATGATGCAGACATTCCGTGTAAACAAATCAAACCATTGGGACACCTGGATTGATCGCGAGTTTGCAAGTCTTAGTGATGCAGTTGCTTCCAACCCATGGGAACTTTCATGAGCAATGAAGTCCGTGATGGAATGATTCATCAAGCACAACAAGAGCGTATGAGTCGCGACACAGTTATTATGCAAAAAGTAAACGCAGCACATAGGGAAGGGTTTAAAAGCCGTTTCCCAGGCCAAGTTGAACATTGTATGCGATTGACTGCTGAACGCTTACAAGCATTGCTGACTCGTAAGCCAACTGATCTTTCTGATCCTACAACATGGAATTGTACAGCAGAAGAAATAGTACATTTAAGCGAAGCATTATATGTGCTTACTAAGATTAATAGAGAATATCCAACTCATGAGGACCAACTATGAACTTAACAAAGCATGACAATTCTTTAGTGGACATTGATGGCACTTGGTTTAAAGATCAATTGTTTATTACATTAACACGAACTGATAATAATATTGAAGTAAGTAATTTTAAATTGGCTTTAGATGATATAGATCTTGAACACTTTATTTCTACCTTAATACTATTTCAGCGATAATATGCTGGGCACAGAAACCATTATGGCTCGTGCCTTGCGTCATACCCTTGACACAAATGCAGTAGATCCAGCCACATACGCAATGATGCCAACCAACATGCAATTACAATTGCAAGACTTAGTGATTGATGTTGCTGATGACATGAAGTATAATCAGATAAAATACTTTAGACCATTTGATCACCAACTTACATTCTTTAAGACTGGTGATAGTCCGCGTCGTGGTATTCTTGCTGCAAACCGTATTGGCAAGACTGTAAGCACCTGCTATGAAACAGCATGTCACTTAACTGGATTGTATCCAGACTGGTGGGAAGGCTATCGTTTCAACACACCAATTACTTGTATGGTAGCAGGCGAGGGTTGGGCACAGGTCGCACTTGTATTACAGAATGAATTGTTGGGCACTCCAGATGTTAAGATGATAGAGAATCTTGGTACTGGTGCTATTCCACGCGAATGTATTGTAGTTGACACAATGCGTAATGATGGTGCTAACTGTATTGGAGTCGAGATCAAACATGCCAAAGGTGGCAACAGTTATCTGCTGTTTGCAAACTATACACAGGAAGTTCGCCAACTTCAAGGTTTTAAACTTAACTTGGCAGTATTTGACGAGCAACCACCTGATGCGTTCTTTTCAGAAATCGTAACGCGAACTGCTACCACACAAGGTAAAGTGCTTTGCTCATTTACACCACTCAAAGGTCTAAATGGATTAGTTAGTAAGTTCTGGAACAAAGAAGAAGGCTACGAGTTCATTCGTGTAAGTTGGGATGACTGTCCTGAGTATGATCCATGGGGCCAACCATTCTTGTTAAAAGAGACTCGCCGTCAGTTAGAGCGTGACTACTTGCCACATGAACGAGAAGCCCGCATTGCTGGTAAACCAGTTATGGGTAAAGGCGCAGTGTTCCAAATTAGATCCTGGCCTACATACACTACAGGACAAATTGATTTTGCTCGTATACCAAACATACAACGAGTCATTGCACTTGACTTGGGTTTAGTCAATGACCAAACAGTTATTACATTGATGTATTGGGAACCTTATGAAAAAATTGCTTATCTACACAAACAAATTTGTGTGCAAGGTATTGAAGAAGCAGTCCCAAGTCAGTATATCAATCATTTACTTCGTCCTGAAGTGTTTGGCACGCCAATAGTTTTACCTGCTGACGCAAGCACTCCTGGCAGATACACTATGAGCAGTAATAGCATTCGTGAACTATTTGAAAGTTATGAACTTAATGTATATCACAAAGCAATTATGAATCCACCTGACCAAGAAGGGCGTGTAACTAATCACAAGAGTTATGGTATTAACCAAATGCGTCAGATGCTGGAAGTTGGATCATTAATGGTCAATGAAAACTGCACACAGTTTCTAAGTGATGCACAAAACTATTATGTTGATGAGCGTGGACGCTTTAGTGATCCAGATGACACTATTGACAGTGCTCGTTATGCATTACTTGCAGTACTACAAGGAATCGCGGAGCCTTGGGACAATCGCACACCACAACAACGCATGGCAGCACAACGAGACAGAGTCATGCGACCAAGAGACGAGTCAGGTAAAGCGGCAATTAAAAAGACTTACAATCCTGGCGGATAATGTGTTATAATAAGTTATGAGAAACCAATTCAAACAAAAATACTATACGCAAAAATGCGGAGCCAAATGCCGTGGGATTGAATGGCACTTTACCTTTGATTCTTGGATTGAATGGTGGGGAGAAGACTTTGCCAACAGAGGCAATAAGTCAGGTCAACTTGTAATGGCCCGCAGAGGCGATGTAGGACCTTATCATCCAGACAATGTTTATAAAATTACTTGCAATGAAAATCACAGTGAAGCACATGCTAATGGATTGGCTGGAATGACAGGCAAAACTCATACTGCTGAATCCCGTGCTAAAATAAGTGCTGGTGGCAAAGGCAAAGTGCGTTCAGCAGAAATTCGTTCTAAAATGAATATTAGTAAAAAAGGCATACCACGCACAGCAGAAGTCCGCGAAAAGATTCGTGCAACATTGCTTGCTAAACGACAAGGTTAATATGAAACTACTAAAAAACGGAAAATTCTTGACAGCAATTGGTGAGCGTAGTCCTGTTATATTGTGCGAACGACACGCACAAGTATTTGAGATAGCAATGGTATCAAATGATGTGCCACATACAATCTATGAATTTGATGATGAAACTCCAAGTCAGCACTGTCAAGCATGTGATCTTCAAGTAGCAAAAGCATACGCAAAGCGACAAGCAGAAGAAGCAAGCCGGCCTAAGATCATTCTCCCAGGTGAATTTCATTAACGCTAAATAAAGCATATGACAGTTTATCTTTATGCAAAACAACATCGCGTAACTGGATTAAGATATTTTGGTAAAACAAAACGCAATCCTCTAACTTATAAAGGTTCAGGAACTTATTGGCAGCGTCATTTAAAAGCACATGGTAATGATGTAGAAACTACCTGGTTCCATGCGTATGAAGATGAAAAAACTTTAGTAGAAGAAGCATTATTCTTTAGTAAAGTGTATAATATTGTTGAAAGTTCTGAATGGGCCAATTTAAATCCTGAAAATGGATTAGATGGTAAGTTTGACAATGCTGGAGTGAATAATCCAATGTATGGTCACAAACACTCAGATGAAGTTAAAAAAGCACATAGCAAACGCATGACAGGTCGCAAGCAGTCTGCAGAGCAAATTGCTAAAAGAGTTGCCAAAACTAAGGGACAAGTTCGCCCAGGGCACAGTGAAAAAATGAAAGCCTCTTGGGCAAAAAGGAAAAATATAAATGCTTGAAATCAAGAACACGCCTGTACAGGACATTAATCAGAATAAGAAGCAAAATGCCACATTTGTGCGTATGAAAAATATGATGGATGTGAAAATGGCATCTTATTTGCGTTATCTTGGTACAAAGAACGCAGTAAATCGTGCAACAGATTATCACTATCTATGTCTTGCAGTTACAGACAGTACAGCCCCTGTAAACGGCATTGATTATATTCACCCCAGTGTAAAGCCAGTAGTTGATTATGCTACAGCAGTTATTACAAAGGGTCTAATGCCCAATGGTGAAGTTAATTTTGAATTTGTGCCAGAAGAAGAAGGCGATAGTGACGCGGCAAGACAAGCAAGCCGTATGGTTAGCAAAGTTGTTAACCAAATGAATGACCCACACTTTATTATCAATCGTTGGGCAATGGATTCCAACATGCACAAAAATGGTATGATGATGATCAAACCAGTGCGTGAAAAGATTGATCGTTATATTGAAACTGAAGGTACTAACGAACAATTAAAAGCATTTGAATTACAAGCCGCTGATGCTGGCCTAACTGCATTTCGCCAAAGCAAGAGACAAATTAATGTTGACATGCAAAAAGTAATGGCAGAAAGCAAACAAGCATTTGGTGAAGAACAAAATAACTTTGCTGAAGGTATGATTGATCGGCAAGTTGAAGCAATGCGTATGCCATCAGATGATGTTGACTTAGATGCGTTTAATGCTGAACATGTGTCAGCAGATGAAGCAAAACTAAACAGTCAAGAACAATCAGTTCGTGATGCTATTAGTCGTAACACAACATACAGAGCAAAATATAAATTAACTGGTTATAACATCAACATCAAGTTCCATCCGATTGCACAGCACTATTGGATTTGTGATCCTACAGTTCCTGAAATGAAAGATCAGCCATTCTGTGGCTACTACGATCCAATGACAATTCAGGAAGCAATGGACTTGTACCCAGGGATGAACTTAGAAGACTTCCGTCAATATGCCGAATACAATATGAATGGCGCATATCAAGCAGGTTCAGTATTAAACAACTTGGCTATTCACGCTCGTGACTCAGTTCCAGTTATGGGTATTCCAGTTAGCAGTGCAGCCAGTGCAGATCCAGATAGTCGTCAAGTAAGTATCGTTACCGTATGGAACAAGTTTGACATTGATGGCGATGGCGAATTAGAACTTGTTGAATTAATCTATAGTGGTTCATACATTATCAGTGCTCGTGAAGTAGAATTTATTCCTGTTGCTAACATGTGCCCAAAACCATTGCCAGGAAACTTTTATGGAATGAGTATTGGTGAATCAGTTATTCCAATGCAGGAATACAACACAAGTGCTGCTCGTGCAGAGATTCAATTGGGCTTGCTGACAGCAACACCACGCATTGGTGTCAAGCCAGATAGATTAGACTTTGAGATGTTACAAGATGGTGAAAGTGCTATCTTTGTATTGGACAGCAAGTTTAATCCAGCAACTGACATTTATCAAATCCCACCACCAAGTGGCAACTTGCAATTCTTAGAAGTTGCAATGAATCGTATCCAACAAGATACAATGGCCATGGTTGGTATGACTACACCAAGTGATGTGTTCAACCCAGAAGTAATGGCTCCAGGTAACTCGGGTATTAAATTGCAAATGGCATTGAGTCCTAATCAGATTATCCAAGACAACACAGTACGCAATGCTGCCGAAGGTCTTAAAGAAGCAATTTGGTTGGTATGGCGCACACTTATTCAATATGGTGATGACTATGGTGTTAAGAAGTTAGCACAAGATAGCCATCCAGAAAAGAAGCCACTATTCTTAGATTATCAATCATGGGATGACATGAACTTTTGCGATCGCAAACAAGTTCACTTAGAATTAGCGTTAGGCATGATGAGTGATGAAAACTCATTGAACCGTTTACAACTAATTCGTAAATGTCAGACTGAAGTGTTACAACTAATTGATGGACTTGCCAGTTCAGGTGCAGCCAGTATTGAACTTATTAAGAAAATGATCAAGCCATTTGAAGATACTTTGTATGCACTTGGTGTTAAAGATTGTGATGCTTACTTGCCAAGTGATCAGGAACTACAAGTATTAGTACAAGCCGCACAGCAACAATCACAGAACAAACAGCCAGGTCCACAAGATAAGAAAGCATTGGCCAGTGCTAATTTGGATGACATTAAGGCCAAGCAAATTGAAATGGAAATTGCTGGTACAGATGCTGAAAGTCAATTAGACTTCATGAGCATGGCAGCAGGCGATCCAAAAGTTTATTCTTAAATAAATTTGTGTTATAATTAGACTTTGAAAGGAATAGAAATGTTGAAACCGTATAATCACGAGTATCATAGACAAAAAGATGGAGCCAAAAGAAGAAATATTGATTGGCAGTTTACATATGACACATGGATGGAATGGTGGGGAGATGATATTGTCAATAGAGGCAAAGGTGATAAACTTTGTATGGCTCGTTATGGCGACATTGGTCCTTACAGCGTTGAAAATTGTAAAAAGATTACGCATAGTCAAAATTGTAGCGAAGGACAAAAGGGAATACTTAAACCAAGAAAAGCAAAGGAAATGACAATATGATATCAGAAGACGCAGTAGAAGCATACAATAGAAGATTAACGATTGACACAAGCAATCCTAAAAAACTTACGCCAAGTCAGCGAGACGCTGTTAAACAATACGGTTCAATTGCTGAATCACTTTTAACAAATCGCGACTTGGCTATGTTTATACATCATTTCAAATTTGAAGTGAACGATGTACTTGCAAATATTAGAACACATACTGAAGAAGCAAATTGCGAGCGTATTGCACTTGCCAATCAGTTGAGTGGTATAGATAGTTTTATAAACACTTTAAAAAGTGCTGTATATAAAAAGAATGTATTGGTCAGGGCAGAAACTACTGGTATTACGGATAGTCAGCCTTAACACGATACTAAATAGAAGTGAAGGTAACCGCAAGGCCCTTAACAAAAGGAAAAATTAATGGAAACAACGATCACCCCTAATGCTCCACAGAGCACGGGCACTGAACAAAGCGCAGTTCCAAGTTTGGATTTCATAGCCGCTAAAATGACCGCTATGCGTGAAGGCACACAGCGTAATCAAATTAGGCCTACTGAACAGACTGCAACAGGAGAAGATGATGCGGCAGCAGAATCAACCTCTGTGGCACCCAGCAATTATGCTGATGCTGAAGTTGCTGACACCAGTGACAATGAATATGCAAGCGACAATCAAGACTCAGATGCCCATGAAGATGTAAGCACTGAAAGTAATGATTCTTCAGCAGATGAATTAATTGACTTCTTAGAATTTGCGGATTCAAATCCAAAAGCAAAATTCAGGTTCATGAAAAATGGAAAAGAAGTTGTAATTGATGCTAAGAAAGCCGCAGCAATTCTGGGTCAAGGAAGCGCAATACACGAAGAAGCACGCCAACTGAAAGTTGATAGAGCAGAGTTTGATGAATATAAAACTCAGGCCAAGCAACAACAAGATGGTTTACTTTTAGCAATGGAATTTACCGTCCAACCTAAGTTGCAAAAAGCGTACTCTGAAATTGTGAAAACACAAAATTACCAGACTACATTTCAGCAACAATTAGCACGGACACAGGATCCAGCACAAGTTGCAAGGATTCATGCAGGGATGGCGCAGAATGAACAATACATTCGTCAGCAACAACAGACCATTGGTAAGTTGAAGCCGCAAGTGGATCAGTTTAGACAAGCCCGTGCTCAGCAGGTAGCGGAACAAGTACAAACTTCGCGCAAAGGATTTACTGACAAAGAGTTGAAAAACGATTATGTCTTTAATGAGATTCGTGAGAAGATTGCAAAAGTTTGGCCTTTATCAAAAGGTGAGATGGTTCCAGGGATTCCAAACATTGACTTGATTTCAAGCGATGAACAATTGCTAAGTTTGATCCGTGATGGATTGAAATATAGAGATAAACCTGCTACAAAATCAGCAGGGGCAAGTATGGCAGCGTTAACATCACGCAAAGGTTCAAGTAGCCAGCGTAATAATAACGATAGCGATATTAGCAAACTTCGTGAACAAGCCAAGGGCGGCGATAAAAAAGCCGCTGACAACCTATTAGTTCAACGACTACAGAGTATTCGTTCTGGTAGGGGTGGACGATAATAACCATAATTTAAGGAAAATATATCATGGCAGAAATTACAACCAGTCAAATTGGTAACGGTACTACATCTTACGGATCAGATATTGTTGTTAAAGACTTAGACTTAGATGTCTCAAACCGTGTCAAAGATGACACTCCAGTGCTCAACATGGCGATGAGCAAAAAGCGTAAAGTTAACAGCACACTACCATTGTGGACTGATGACATTTACCGCGCTCCAGCAGTGCAAGCACAAGTTGAAGGCGCTACAGTTGCTACATCTCAAGCAGAGAGCAATCAGCGTTACAACTTAGGTAACTACACACAGATTTTCAGTACAGTTATTGCTGCTTCTGGAACTGCTCGTGCTGTTATGCAATCTGGTGGTGACCCACAAGCATACCAAGAGGTTAAGCAGTTGATCGAATTGATGTTCGATGTGGAATTACAATTAGTTCGTAACGACCAAATCGGTACAAAGTATGCTGGTCAAACAGGTACAGCGTCTGGTCTACCATCAGGCCAAACTGGTCGTCGTATGGGTTCATTGGCTTCTTTCGCTGGTACTCAATCTTTCAATACAACATCTGGCACATTGTCAGGCTTAGATACTTTCACTAACAACGAGTCTACTGACTCTGCGTCACAAGGTTCTAATGTATTGAACATCAATGCTAACGGTAGCAACTTCTACTCTGGCACATTTACTAACCAGTTCTTCAGCCCAGCGTTATACAAGCAATTGGTTACTGTTGCTGAAACTCGTTACAATGCAAAAATCCGCACAGTAGTTGCGCCAACTTCTTTACGCACAAGTCTTAGTGACAACATGCCACAAAGTCGTGGTATCAACCGTGTTGATTCTGCTCGTGGTGACACTATCCAGACTTATGAAGGTGACTTCAATTACACATACGAAATCTTTGATTCTTGGATCATGGATCAAGTTAACGCCAATGCAATTTACTTCTTGAATGAAGATGTTATTCAGTGGGGTTCATTGCGTGACTTAGGTCCTAACAACGAAGTATTCAGTAATGCTGATGCTTCATTGGATCAATTTATTTTAGAAGGATCACTTATTGTGCGTAACCCAGCAGGTGTTGGTATTCTAAACAACATCACTGCAGGTACAACTGCTCAAGCCTCTTTACCAGGTGCTCGTCCAGCAGCCTTGGTACAGCGTGTAAACAGCGGTGCAGGCGATGTTACTCCTTAATTCTTAATAGAGTTAAGTTAACACAGAAAAGACCCTCCGGGGTCTTTTCTTATGACACTAAATAACACTATGAGCAACCAACCAGAATATTTAGATGATACAGACCCTGAAAAGAATTGGGACTATTACCGCCAAGATCATGGAGGTATGATTACAAGCCACAATGGCATAGCAGATAAACTGCTTCAAAATGATGACCTTTATCGTAGCATGAAGGGTGACTGGATAAGAACCAGTAACAATCAAAGTGGTAATATTGCTATTACTACTGGTCGTGAAGATGGTAAATTTTACATCAAACGCGAACAAAAAAATACTGAAGCCATTAAGGCTGGCGTAAGAGAATACAGAAAAACTGCTGAAGCAGGTATGATAGATCCAATGGCACCTATTGGTGATGATGGAAAACTAACTTACAAGTGGATGGATCTTCCTTCTGTAATTGCTATTCGCATCAGTGATCAATACTTTGATGGCATTCCTTGGTCAGCATTAAAGAATGACAGAACACTCAAAGCACAATTCTACAGAGTAGTGGAGTCTGAGTATCCTGACTATATTTGTTACCCTGGCGGTAAGTTGCCCATCCCAGTTGCGGTTCCATACCCAACTAAAAAGGGTGAAAAGAAATATTTCAAAGGAAGATAACATGGGAAGACCTTTTAGAGAACATTATATTGTGTTTAATAACCAGCGCCAAAATGCAATCAAGCGAGGTATTACTTTTGAATTTACATATGACTCCTGGGTTGATTGGTGGGGGTCTGATATTGTAAATCGTGGTAAGGGCAAAGGCAAGTTATGCATGGCTCGCAAAGGAGATACAGGTCCATATCATCCAGACAATGTTTTCAAACTGGAGTTTGAACTAAATGTAAGTCAAGCACAAAAAGGCAGACCTTCGCATAAAAAAGGTGTCCCACAAAGTCTTGAATCAAGATTAAAAAATAGCATTGCTCAAAAGGCCATACATGCTGAAAGAAAATTAAAAAAGGAAATTGAATTATGTTTGTAATTCCAACTGGCGATGCCTTAGTAGAGTTTATTAAAGACTTTACTGGCTCAACTAATGATGCGGAGATTAAGCAGTGCGTGTTCATGGCAGAAATGTCAATGAGAAACATTGAATTACCAGCGTTACGCAGTGATCCATATGCTCCAGAAAACATTGGTGTTGCTGATGCTCAGGGTCGTATCCCTATTCCAGGTGATATGAACAAACCAATCTTGTTTTTTAAACAAGGTCAACAAGTTACTACCACAGCAACAGCAACTGGCACAAGCGGTCAGTTTACTATTTTGCTTACAAGTACACCATCACGCACAATATCAAATAACATGAGTGTTACAGGTACAGGGATTGGTGCAGGTGCTACAATTAGTAATGTCAGCACAGGTATTAGTGGTGCAACTATTACATTAAATGTAGCCAACACAGGTACAGTATCAGGAACCTTAGTATTCAGCACAACTGGTAATCAAGCAAGTCAAGTAGGTCCTTGGATTGTGTATGATCGTGTTGGTGATCGTGACATTATTACACAAGGAATGATTGCACAATTGTATTTGCAACCAGTGAATGTGCCAGCAGTTATCCGTGGTAAGTTCTCTGAAGTATATAACAAATATCAATTCTTGCCATATGTTGCTCAAGGTGACTTGATCAACATGTATTACTACAAAGCATGGCCTTTGTTGTTTGCTCCAGTCACAGATGAAGTTATCAGTGCTACTGGCACAGTAGGCACTATTACAGGCACTGGTCCTTGGACTGCTCTAATTACAGGCATGACTGGTGTAGGTGACTTAGAAGCAGGCGATCAAATTTATGCATTAGCAGGCACTGGTAGTTTAGGCACTGGTGGTATCTACACTGTAGTAAGTGTTGATAGTCCAACCAGTATTACTTTTAGAGCCACTGGTGGAACAATTCCCACAGCAGGCACAGTTACTGGTGTTACACAAACTGGACAAACTGTTCAGAATAACGCAGTGTTACAAACATGGCCAGAAGGTTATGTGTATAGTACTCTGCGTGAGTATTACATTAAACGACACAACGATACAGATGCCGCAGTATATCAACAAAAGTTTGAATTGGCAATGAACACAGTCGAAGATCAAAACAACTTGGGTAAATGGTCTGGTGGTCACACACGATTAACCTCAGTATGGCAACCAAGACAGTATCGTCAATACAATATCAAATAAGGATCGCACATGACAAGTTCTTCAAGTTTATACGGCACAGTTACTACACAAAATTCGAGTTCAACCAACTCAACAAGTTTGTATGGTGAGGCTGGCACACCTATTCCAGACAGTAGTGGCAATGTAGTTGTTCGCGGTGACTTAATTGTATTAAGTGGCAACATTCTAACTACTGCTGCAACTGGCAATATCTTTCCCGCAAATGCAACCACTATTAATTTAGGTCTTGCTGCCACGGCTGTTAACATTGGTGCAGCCTCAGGCACTACAATCATCAACAACTCACTTGGTGTAAATGGCACAATCAATGGCAATGAAGCCAACTTTGGTAATGTGCGTATCAATCCAGGTGACACCACATACCAATCTACTATTACTACTGTAGCAGATGATTTAAATTTAACTTCTGCCACTGGCAATATTAAATTAAATCCAGCCACAGGATTATTATACAGCGAAAATAACAATCGTTTGCTTCGTCCATACATTCAGAGCACAACTGGTAATTCAAGTGGCTTGCGTATTAGTGGACCAAATACAGGAACAAGTGCAACTGCACTTGTTAGTGTTAATACTTCAAGTGATGCATTAAACACAGAATTTCTAAGTATGCAAAGTCGCGGTTCTGCATTAACTAATGCATTGCGTTTCTTCACTGGCAAATATACTGCAGGTGTATTAGGTGCTGTAAATAAAAGTATAGCATTTGTTGATAACACAAATACATACGCAACTATTAATCCTGCTGGAACTACAATTGCTACTGACTTGGCAACTAAAACTTATGTTGATGCGCAAGTTGATGCAAATACAACTTACACAATTGATGCAAGTACAACAACTGGCGGTGCTAACTTTAACTTGCGTGGTAGCGATGCATCAGTTGATACAATCAAGTTTGCTGGAACTGGTGGAACACTGATTACACGAACTGATGCAAATACCATTACTATAAATACAGCAGTTCCTGCTGATCCAAGTCAACTTACTAATGGTTTATACACATTATCTTTAAATGCTGATGGCACAGTAAGTTTCCCAAATTATACTTTCCCAACTGCTGATGGCACATTTGATTTTATAACAGGTACTGGACAAGTATTAGAAACCAATGGCGCTGGTGGATTACAATGGGCTTATGCAAGTGATTTAGTTCCTACATATACCACAGCAGTATCTGCTGCAACTGGCGGCGTTGATGTTAAACTTGAAGCAGTTCAAAATGCTACCGTTGCTATAGTTGGCACAACCACAATTAAAGGTGGCACAAATGTAAGCGTTACTAATGCCGGTAATGTTATTACTGTTGCTGCAACTGATACAAACACAACTTATGCAATTGATGCCAGTACAACCACTGGTGGTGCTAACTTAAATCTAACTGGAAGTGATAGTTCTACAGATAGTGTTGCGTACAAAGGAGCAGGTGCTACTACTGTTGCAAGAACAGATGCTAACACAATTACAATTACATCTGTTGACACCAATACAACTTACACCCAAGATGTAAGTTCTACAACTGGTGGTGCCAATGTTAATTTGGTTGGTAGCGATAGCACAACTGATAGTGTTGCGTACAAAGGAGCAGGTTCAGTAGTTGTTACAGCAACAGATGCAAGCACAGTTACTATTACTGGTACAGATACAAACACAACTTACACAATTGCAAGTGGTGCAGTCACTGGTGGAGCAAACTTAACTCTGTCAGGTAGTGATAGTTCTACAGATAGTGTTGCTTACAAAGGTGCTGGCGCTACTACTGTTACATCTACAGATGTTAATACAATCACTATTACTTCTACAGATACAAACACAACTTACACTCAAAATGCAAGCACAACAACAGGTGGCGCAAACTTTAACTTGGTAGGCAGTGATGCTACAACAGATAGTATCGCATTAAAGGGTGCTGGCGCTACTACAGTTACAAGAACTGATGCTGACACGGTTACAGTTACTTCAACTGATACAAACACAACTTACACTCAAAATGCAAGCAGCGTTACAGGTGGTGCTGGATTGAATTTGGTTGGTAGCGATAGCACAACTGATACAGTATCATTTAAAGGTGCTGGCGCTACTACAATTACAAGAACTGATGCCGACACAGTTACAGTTACTTCAACTGATACAAACACAACTTATGCAATTGATGCAAGTGCAACCACTGGTGGTGCAAACTTAAATCTAACTGGCAGTGATAGTTCAACTGACACAGTTAAGATCGCTTCTGGCACTGGTATTACAGTAAGTCAAACTGATGTGAATACTATATCTGTTGCCAGCACAATCACACAATATACAGATACACAGGCTCGTGCAGCAGTATCCAATGGTGTTGATCTTGCAGTTAGCGGCACAGATGTTTATGTAAAATCATTGCGTGATGGAACTCCAGTATATGGTGCTCTAAATGCAATGTATAATCAAGTAGGTTATACATTCCAGCCACCAGCATTGAGTAGTGTTAGTGGTAATGCTGGATTTGATATTGTATCAAGTTCAGGTGGTGCAGCAGGTTATACTGCTTCATGTTCAATCACTGGCTATTTTGCAGACACACAAGCAGGCAGCAATGCCAGCCCTGCAATTCAAATGCGAAGTGGTAACGGAACAGGCACTACTCCAACTGCTTCAACTCTGAATAATGTAATAGGCACAACTAACTATGGTGCATATAGCACAACTGATTGGGCATCAACCATTGCTACTCAGGGCCAGGGTGGTGGAATAAATGCATTGCATCCATTACAAGCACAAGCATATAGTCTTGGAACAGTCACTGATGCAGCAGCAACGCTAACTCCAACTGCTGTGGCAAGAACTCAAGTAACAGTTGCATCAGTTGCAATCACTGGAACCAATGGATTCTTCAGTTGCACTGCTGCCACAATTGGTATTGGTAATTCAGTTGTTATTACTGGCACTAACTCTGGTAGTGGCACTATTACTGGATATGTCAGCGGCAACATTTATTATGTGATTGGTGGAAATAGTTCAACCACATTCCAATTGAGTGCAACTCCAGGTGGTGTTCCAATTGCCACAACTGCTGGAACCACTACTGGATTAACATTTGTTCGTTATATTATTACTGTGACTTATGCAGCACAAACAGTTGCTCCATATGGCACAAATGCCAAGGTTGCAGTGTCAGGTATCACTGGTGTTACTGATGGCACTTATATGTCCATTGGCGCATCAACTACTACACAGGTATTGCTGGGAACATATACCACTGCTGTGTCATTGGGTGCTACTCCTCTGCTGAGTATTCGTAATGTGACTGCTGCTGCAACTGGCTTTCGTATTCGTGGCTTTGCTGCAAATACTATAATGGCCACTACAAACCGCATCAACTTCTTAGATCATACTGCTGCTATAGCAACTTATAAGAGTGATATTATTGCGCAGCAAAGTGTTACTCCAGCAACATTCGTAATAGGCACAAGTTCAATCGCTGGTTTTGTATTAACAGTTGGAACATTGACATCAGGCACAGTTGCAGTAGGATCATTTATAACTGGCACAGGTGTAACTGCTAACACTTATATTATCAGCAACATTGCTGGTTCAGGTGCTGGCTCTACTTGGTTGGTTAGTGCAACACAAACAGTGGCATCTACTACAATCACTGGTAGCAAACAAAACTTAATCACCAGCAGCGTTGGTTTAAGTTATGATCGCACATTGGGTAATTTTTACAGCACTGTGACACAGACCAATCCAGTTGCCAATGCTGAAAACTTAATGGTGTTTGGCACTACTGATATTGCATCAGGTGTCAGCATAGTCAGCAATGGCTCTGGATTGACTCGTATTACAATTGCGCGAGCAGGCACTTATAACATCCAGTTCTCAGCACAGATTGCCAAAACTGGTGCAGGTAATGATAACTGTTATATCTGGTTAAAGAAAAACGGCACCACAGTGACACAAACTGCTGGTATTACTCGTGTATCAGGCAACGGAGATCGTATTATGGCAAGTTGGAACTATTTGGTAACAGCAGCAATCGGCGATTATTATGAACTTGCTTGGGCTGCAACAGACACAGATGTAATATTACAAGCCAGTTCACCTGGTGGCGTAGTTCCATCAGTGCCAAGTGTTATTTTAACAGTAGTGCCAGTGGGAGCATAACATGACAACAATTGATACAACAGACGCACGCTTGAATACGCATGAATTATTGTGCTATGAACGCTACAAAGGTATTGAAGTACGCATGGATAATATTGAAACTCGTGTAGATGCTATCAGTTTAGATCTTAAAGAACTAAAACAAACTAATGATCGTCAGTTCAATGAAATCAAAAGCATGTTGACAGCAGCCAAAGATGAAAAGTTTAAAACTATGGTCACAGTGGCAGGAACTATTATTGTTGCATTGCTTGGTACCATGGGTTATCTGATCACACATCTAAAATGAAATCATGGTTTAATTGCAAGTGGAGACCAGCCAGCGCCTGGCTCTACTTATTGATATGCTTGTTTGATTTTATCATTGCTCCTATCCTATGGAGTATTATGCATAGTACTGAATTGGTGCAATGGCAACCACTAACTCTTATGGGTGGTGGTTTACTACATGTATCATTTGGTGCTATTATGGGCATTACAAGTTTTGGTAGAACACAAGAGAAACTTGCTGGCAAAGATTAAACGCCCATTATTATATTGCATACATAGAGTATGCAAGACAAAACAATCAACAAGTGGTATCAAAGCGATAAGAAATTAAAACCATCTTATCCAAGCCCACAATCAATCATGCGAAAAGCAGTGGGCGCAGAAGAATACAAATTTCTGTGTAAGACAACTAACACTGATCATATCAGGGCCGCTGCAATTATGCCTGCCCATCTTTCTTATGCGCATCTGCTCACGGCTCCGTGGTCAATGATCTACAAGAATAAAGACTGGGTTATGATTATCGTTAGCATTTCTGAACCAACAAAATGGCTGGACATAGCAAAAAGTTCTGGTGCAATTGCATGGCAAAAAGGATCAAATCAAACACAGTTATACCAATGGGAAAAGCCTGACCTTGATGAGCATGGGCTCGAAGTACGGCCAAACAACACTGGATTAGTCACTGAAGAAATTGCAAAATCATTTCAGTTAAAAAATCCTAATAAACCACGACGCCAAAGCAAAGATTACGACTACGAAGAAATGATGAAGGACATTAAGGCCAATAAACTAACTTATGTGGCAATGGCTGAGAAGTACAACATCAGTCGTATCACTGTTATGACCAATGCACATAGAGCAGGTTATAAATCACTAAGAGCAGGGAAGCCACATGTCAAGACCTAAGCCCACAATACTGCTGCAAGACATAGATGAAGATTACCGAGCATATGAAGTATGCGAAGCAGATCACATCTATGCAGTGTGCTATCAAGGCCGACCATTTACACTTCGTATGCATCCTAACATTGAGGTTCCTGTAATTGGTCCAAAGTACATTAAGAGTAGTTTTACCAGCAGTGGACATGCATTCAATCTTGCTGAGAAGTTGAACATCAGATTCAACACTGAAGAATTTTCAGTAATGATGATGTATCCTGGCAGAGTACTGAAAGAAGAATAAATTATTGGCTCATAGTGAAGTGGTATCACAACAGATTTTGATTCTGTCGTCCTTGGTTCGATTCCAAGTGGGCCTGCCAAATAAGTCGTTTAAACGCCTGGTTTACTATTTCGTGTACATGCGATAGTGATC